GTTTCTTCTTCAGTTCCGTATTCACCAGTCAAATCAAAACTTTGATTTGCTCCTAAATACACATGATCACAATCATTTCTAGTTGCAAGTTTTAGTATATCACGGAAAGACTTAACACCAACAACAAAGAGTGTCTTTTTATCATATGCTGGAGTTTTTTCAACTTCATTTCCAACAAAGTATTCGACGTTGTCTCTTTGTCCGTTATTGTAATCCCTATTCATTTTTCATCCTATCTTTCATTGCTAGTTTTTGTTTTTTAAGCCTTAATAAATGTGCCTTTGTGTCCCAACTTCTATCATAATTTCTTTCTTTCTCAACTTCATCTACTTTTTTATGTAAGTAGTCAAACATGTTATTAAGTTTCTTTGCTTTCTTTGATCTTCCTGTAGCCATTATACCTCCTCGAACAAATTGCTAAATTGTGTTGTAGCATTTACAGTTTTCTTACCAACTGCACCTCTTGTGCCTATGATACTCATCCAGAACTTACTGAACTCTTCTATTACTGCATTTGCAGTATCTCTGTTGTCTGTGGCAAATATAGCCTCAACAACATCTTTAAAGTAAATCCTATCAAAAGACTCATCTACAAGCATTGCAGGAATTACTTTGTTATCATATTGTCTGTTGGCTTCTTGAACTGCGTTTATGTGGCTCCAAACATTATGACCCATTTGTATTGCATAACTGAAAGAATCCCAAGATGTCTTTCCTTCTTTTCCAATTTTGTTTACATCTCCTGGTTTGTATATACACACATCAGATACTTTAATGTTTTGTGTCAAAGGAGAATCTGTAAAGTTTTTAAATATACCATCTTGCAATACTGCATCACGGAAAAGACGTGTGTCCGTTGCATATTTCTTATCATCAACCGAAGGAACCATTCTATAAACCCATTTAGTCCTATCTTCAGTTTCTGTTTGTATGTACACCTGTCCGTTTGCAGTTGCTAGGAAAGGAGATGCACAATCAAAAGTTATTGTAAAGTTTTCATTGTGATATTTTCTTACTGCTCTTTGGATATCAGTTAACAATGTTGCCCACTCAAGTTTGCTTGTACCTAAGAAGTGCATAAAATCATGCAAACCTTTTTCTAGTAGTCCATCAAATCTAAGAGCGACCAATCTCTTTAGGGCCAAATGAATATCACACATGTTCTGTCCACCCATTGACCAACCGTTAAAATGATCTGTATATTTTTTAGGATCACAATAGTCCTTCATTTGATCATACCAATCATCTGCATCAGCATGATTTTCGCCTTGCAAAACATTAAGAAACTTACAATTACCACTTCTGTGTTTCATAAAATAATCATTGTTTATTCTTGTGGCATTTACGGCATCTTGATAGTTTGTTATGCCTGTAGCTTTTTGTCCTTCAGGTGACCTTGACACCCAAGCTGGAATATCAAGTATCATTCCATAGTCCATATATGCATCCATCCAAGCTAACACTTGTTCTCTTTTCTTTTGTGCTTTAGGACATGAAGGATCTTTCCAGTTTCCTTCCCATACACCTTTACCAATTTGGAAACCACCGGAATCACCTAGTAACCAACTGTTGTTTCTATCCCGATTCCTTATCATATCTTCTTTAGGAGAATCTTTATTCACATCAAGTTCGGCATGACCTGCTGAGTACAAAGTCCAGTGATAGTTAAACAAGCCATCTTTTTTGTTTAACCAATTGATAGACTCCATTCCATTGGTATACGGAATACGGTTTTTGTCAACGTATTCTTCAAAACGTTGCTTTCCTACAAAAGTAGCATAAAATCCGCTCAATGCAGGAAGAAATACTGCGTAGTCTTTTTGTTCTTTTGTAAGATCTGTGTTCATTACTTGCTCTGTGCAGGAAGAATGTAATTATATTCAGCTAAACCACTGTCAACTGTAATTTGCATTGCTCCTTGATCACTCAAACTCATTGTTATATTACCATCTAGGTTTAAAATAGCTTGTACCTGTGCAACAGGATATGCCCATCCATGTGCAAGTGTGCCTTCAATCTTAGGTTGAAAGACAAATTTACCTGCATGTGTATTTGCATCACCAAAATGGAATACTAAATCATCATCTTCGGCTTTGACTGTGAAGATAGTTTCTTCTGAATGTGCCGCACTTTGTAATTTCATCCTTGTTATAGATGCTAGTGTAGGCGTAAAGTTAACATTCCAGTTAGCACCTTTAAATTTTACACTTTTTAGTTTTTCATTAATAATTTCAGTCACCATAAATCTAAAATCATTCTGAAAGTCACCTGCTTCATTTTCAAAATGAATTCCTGTTGGCACTTTTACACCATTTCTCTCAGCTTCAGTAATCGTTAGTTTACTGTTTTTCTGATACTCTGGATTTTTCAAGTGCAAAGCAAGTTTATCTAAATTAGGCATACCAAAAATATTTGCACCAAATTCATTTACTTTGTCTTTTGTTATAGCTGTCAAGATTACACTTCTATCTTCAGCCATTGATTCAATTGTAGTCGATTCATCAGTACCAGTTACTTTGACCAGATTCAAAAAACCTAGTGCATGTGTTTTGGCAACGATATCTTGTAAAATATCTTTCATATTTGTTCTCCTATTAGTTTCATTATACGATATTTTTTGTTATATGTCAACAACTTTTTAACCTATTTCTTAGATCACTTGTTGAAAAACGGTGATCACGTTTATTAAAGTATAATAATATACTTCTTTTTTTACAGATATCTTTTCCTGTAAAATCTTTATCACGATACTCTTCTCCCAAAATCCTAACGTCTATATTATACATTTGGAGAATATCTTCTAAGTCTTTTTCCGATTGATATGGAATAATTTCGTCAACATACCTCACACCATTAAGTTGAGCATGGCGTTCTACCAATGTTTGTACTGGAGAGTTTTTTTCTTTTCTATCTATGGAAGGGTCAACCTGCAATCCGCAAATTAAATAATCACATTGTTCTTTTGCATCACGTAGCATTTGAACATGTCCTGCATGAAGTAAATCAAATGTTGAACAAGTAAAGCCTATTTTCATTTTATGCCTCTGTCTTCTAAGAATTTTGCGACTGTATGTTTTGTAACGAAGCCTAATTCTTTAAGTTGTTTTATATTTGCCTGTGTTATTTTTCTTTCACCAGTAGTATTTAACTTAACAGGCAGATCAGGTCTTATATCTTGGATCCTTACACTGTGTCCTGTACCTACATCTAAAGAACCATTGAATTTACTATCCATGATCACTTCTATTGCTTCACATAAGTCTTCTATGTGTATAAAATCTCTCTTGTGGTTAGTAACATACTCTAGTTTGTTGTTTAATAGCTTATCGAAAAACATGTTTGCACGTGGTACTGGTCCATATACAGTATGAAATCTCATAAACACACTATTAATATGCGGAATATATTCAATAGCATTCTTACTTGCGGCATAAGGATTTAAGTGCGGCTCATATTGAGAACTAGATCCTGCAACTAAAACTCTTGCCTTAGGATAATGTTCCATAATCCTTTTTGTACCTTCAACATTATTGTTCCAATACTTTTTTGGATCAGCAAGACTTTCTCTTACGCCTCCTATTCCTGCTAGATGAATTACAATTTCAACTACATTTGGATGCGGAAGTTCACAAGTTAAAATATCATCTCCGCTTTTTATATCTAACCCCATCAAATCATGTTTGGTAGATAATCTTTTCCATAGTTCTGTGCCTATGAATCCTTCGTGTCCTGTTATTAGTATATTAGCCATTCTTTATCCTTTCGTTGCTTTCTACAACTTTACCTAATATGCTGAATGGAGATTTAAACATAAGTCCTGTGAATAGTAATGCTTTTGTATCCTTAGGAAAACATGCTCCCCCAAATCCTCTTTCACCATCTGGACCTGGCACTTGCATATGACTAGGTGTTATTCTATCATCAATACCCACCATTTCAGCAATTTTATCATAACTTAATCCTGTATTTTCACAGAAATCAAATACTTCATTAAAAAATGCAACCTTAGTTGCTAAAAAACTATTTCTCAAATATTTTGTTAAAATTAATTCTGGAATTGTACCTACCATTGGTGTGAAACCTTTGCAAAGAATAAAAATATCCTGCCAATATTCTACATCTTGACCACCAAACAACATATATTTTTGTTTTTTAAAGTCCTCTACTGCATTTGCCGCCGTTAAAAATTCAGGACTAAACGTAATAGACTTTTTAAAAGTTTTAATCATTTCCCAACCCTCTAAACTAATGGTGCTTTTAATGAGGATAGGAGTATCATCTGGACATTGTTTTACTACATCGTAGACAATGCTCATATCACATGCACCTGTATTACTCTCGGGTGTTGGTACACAGACGATATAACCATCTGCATCGTCTGTAATAACATTATCATTGTATTTAGGATCAACTATTTTTATTTCGTACTGATCTTGTAGTAATTTATTAACTGCATTACCTACAAATCCGTTTCCTATAAGTGTTAGTTTCATAAATTTTTCCAACATAGATAAGCATAGAATAATGCTCCTATGAATAGTGTTAGTAATAAAGTTTCTGCATCAGATAATATCATTTTGCTCTCCATCTATAAACTTCTTCAGTACAAAAGTTTCTCCAGAACTTACATTCTGCCAATTTAGCACCTTCAGTGGGCACTGAACAAACTCGTTCATGTTTACTGTTCTCCCAACAATCGCCAGTGACTCCTCTCATTTCAACAAATTTTGCAAAGCCGTCATCTATTGACAGCATTATCAAAGCTGGTGCTATAAAAAATAATATTATTATCCATAAAAAGGATATTCCAAAGCCTTGATTATGATATGGTTCATTACTCATATTTTTTCCTTTTAATTTCTTCTTGCATGTCTAACATATTTTGTTTATATTCTTCATATAGTGCTGGATCAGATTTACTGCCAGTACCGTCTACTCCAAAATTACAACTTACTAAAGCCAACATTATGAAACCACATACCCAAGCAAAACCTTTCATGAATTTAAAAAAAATGTCATAGGCTTCTTCTGCTTGTTCTTGTGCAACTTTTTTTACTTCACTCACTTTATTTCATCTCCTTCTCTGTCATTAAATATATCGCCTGCCATTGCCTGTATTGTTTCAAGATCGTGTTTGCATTTTGATTTGTCAAAAGATCCATCAGCGTTCTTATATCTTTCTCGATGGAGTAATACAGCCATATCGTGCATTGTGTTAATTTTTTTTATAAGTTCCTCTAAAGTATGTAACATACTATTCTCCAAAATCAAAAAGTGTGTTGAATGTGTTATTTTGTTTTGTATTCTCTAAATCATAGTTCAACACACCTATCAAGTTGTCTAGTTTATTATCTATGATTGTTGATTCCATTGCTTCATTATCGAACGGAAGTTCTTTGAACCAATCAGGAATTCTTAATTCGTCTGTTGGATACGCCACACTTGTGTATCCTAATGGATTTTGTTTCAGTTTACACACAATTACTTTCATTCCATCAGTAATTTCTTGTGAATATTTGTCGCCGTTCATCTTTTTTAATGTATTCCAATTAATACTTGCTCTAACATGGCCAGGCATGTTAGCTTTACCTTGTTTTTGTTCTAGTCTTTGGTAATGACCAATTTTATTCGCACGTTTAGGAGATCCCTTCTCATACCCAGGACGTTGTTTAAATTCTTTTCTAAATTCAGTTATCCTGTCTAGTATTTCTTTTTCAGGCTTGTTTGTCAAAACCATTAACAGTAGCTCACTTAAAAAGTCTTGCATGAAAACAGGAGTATCAGATCTACGTAAGTCTAAGCCCATTGCTTTTACTTTACCAGGTTTTCCTTCCGTATCACTTCTAAAACCTTCTAAATCATACACCAATGCCGCATATCTTTTCTTTGTAATATAAAGTCCGCTTTCTGCTACAATTTCTCTACCTGCCGCAATAACATCGGCTCTACTCTTTGGACAATGGAAAGCTTCTGCCATGAACTTTTCAAATGTACTATTTGCCGCTTCGGCAACTTGATCATAAAGTGTAATTACATTTTCTTTTGACCAAGGAATCTTACCTGCATCTATATCTTTTTTCAATATAGGATATGCACTGAAGTAAACAGAATCAGTGTCACCATATATGACAGCATCACCTACATGATCATATGTGCCTGTTATAACTTTGTTTACCTCTGCACTCATGTGTTTTACAATAGTTCTACCTGACAGTGTAGTAGACTGTCCAATACGTTTATCAAAAAATCTGCAACCAGGATTTAGAATTGCACCGTACAAACTATTTAGGTTAATTTTTTTAACAAGCTGTCTTTTATCCCAATATTCAATTTCTATTTTGTTATTGGCATCTTTTGCTTTTTTAAGTTGTGCTTGTAATTCTTTTCGTTCTTGATACCAACGTTTTAATAGTCCAGGAATAACACCTTCGTGTTCTGTTGTAAAAATAGTGCCATTGGAACTTAACATCCAAGGCTTATTGCTATCAAAGATTATTTTGTATATTTCTGCACCACTGAGAATATCTTCTTCACCGTTTTCCCAGTCCACTGTAATAGAAATATCTCTTTTTTGTTCCATTACTGCATCATATTCCAAAGTTCCAAACTTACCTTCCCATGCTCCTGCAAAGGATTTCTTTTGCAAGTTCATTGCTTCATTCAAATATTCATCTGTAAGTGTTGGTCTTAATTGTCCAACAATGGTAGCTGGATCCATATTCAATGCTCTAATTACTGACGGATATAGTGAATTCAAGTCCATTGAACCAATCCACTTATGCAGGCCTTTTTTCGGAAATGCCACATAAGCACCTGCCGCCGTAGATGATTCTGGGTCACGTTTAGGCCTATTAGGCACTCTCATACCACGTCTGTGTGCTTCGTTTACAATAGCTTGTTCTGTAACTGCGACAGCACCCATAGTGGTCTGTAGCAAAACAGTATTTGCATGAGCAAGTTCGTTACTGAGAGCAATAAACCTTAGTTTTTTGTCCAGCTTGTCCAGTAGTGCAACGTCTTGCCGATTGTATTCGATGAATGTTCGGAAGTCATTGTTATAAAGTTGATCGAGTGTACCTTCATACACAGTTTTCTTTTCGCCAACTTCAAGTTCACCAATGGCATCAAGCCTATAAGTGTGTCTTTCTTCATATGTGTATTTACGATAAAGTTCCAAACTATCTAAATGTACTCTACCTACTAGGTCATAGGTTTCAGCTGATTTACCATACTTTTCGTATTCACGTTTTTTAGGAAGTTGTTTCCAAAGACAAAAACGTCTTGTATCATCTTTGCTTAGGACTCTACTTACTCTGTTTACAGTATATGGAATATCATAACCTTCACTGTTCCAACCTGTAATTATGTCACTGTCTTCGATCAAATCTAAGAATGCTTGTAGCATATCCCCTTCTTTTTCAAACAGTACACACTCATCTCCCCACTCTTTTACCTGTTCTTTTGCTTGTTGCATGTTTAATGTTTTAGGAGGAACTGCAAGTGTAATAAGTGCATCCAACCATTGTAGGTGTACAGTAATTGCAGTAATAGGCATAAAAGGATCACTAGGATCTGCGAATCCTCTTTCTGGATCATAGTCTGTTTCAATGTCAAAGAAACAAACATTTAGTTTAGGAGCATCTTGATTAAGATAATTTTCGCTTAAACATTGAAATATAGGATTTATATCGCTTTCGAATAGTTTTCTTTTGTTGTTTATTGCAAGTTCTTTACGAAAGTCCTTTGTGCTTTTGCTAACTATCCTACTAATTGAATCGCCATAGATGCTTTTGTGCTTGCCTTTGACATCATCATAATAAAAAGTGTATTTGACCGGATATTCTGTATATAATCTTTTTCCTTCGTTTCTTTCAACGACTCTAATTATATCTGCATCTCTATCAAAATACGCATCTACGTAACTCATTCTTTATCCTCATAACAAATATCATTTATGTTTCCTGCCAACACGTACCTTTTAGTTTTGCACGGATATACCTTGTGATGTGCAATGCTAGGAAACATAACTATCATATCATTATATACTGGTAAGTGTATTTCGTCAACCTTTTGTAGCTCATTTTTATTGTCCTCAAGTTCCACAAAAGTTAATGGGCTACTGTTTTCTCCTACATCCAAATAATAGACCCAACTGTATCTAGATAATGTTCCGTGCTCGTGTTGTGGACTAACTTGTCCTGGCAAATACTCTTGGAACCAAACATTTGCATCAATGTTGAATTTATCTGTATTTTGGAAATTGCTTTTTACTATAAAACTTGGACCTCTAGGACCTACAATATGTTTACAGTACCATAAATGTACCATATCAAGTAATTTATCTAGTATTCTATGATTTAAATGTATTTCCCAATCAGTCTTCCAACCTCTATCTTCTTGAGGCGGCACTCCATCACCTTTTTGTTTTAGATCTAAAAAGTAATCGATTATCTCTTTTCTGTTGGAATATCCTAATTGTCCATGCCGAATAGAAATCGGGTGCGAGATGTAAAATGTACTACAACTATTTGTCATTACTTCCTATGTTGCTTGTGGCCAACTAACCTTACTACATGCCCACCAATTGGTATAGGGCGATTATTCTTGTAAATTACTTATCTTTACCTACAGTAGTTACAAGAGTTTCTAAGTCTTCAAATTCATCAGCTACCTTATGCCAGTCACCTTTATGTGCTACTTTGATAGCTTTGTTTATTAATGCAGTTTTTACATTAAGTTCCTCGGCTACTGCTTTTACAGTTTCCTTTAATCCTTCTTGAAGATCATTAACTTCTTGTAAAACCTGTGCGCCTTCATTTACTAGTCTTTCTAATTTAGCTTTTTCATCTTGTCCGTAAACTCTATCACTCATAATATTCTCCTAGTGTTGCCTTATTGTATACTATTTCTTTGTCTTTGTCAAGTTTTTGTTTACCATTTTCAAAAAGTTTTTGATAAGCATCTTCAAATCCATCTTCAACTTTACTCATATCGTCACCTTGATACTTGCACCACAATCTCTTGAAGTAACTGTCATGCATTTCTTCAATTGATTTATCTGTCCAATTATGACAACCTAAATGACCCTTTACGAGCCAAAATAATCGATATGCTTCTTTTCGAAACTCTTCCGTCATTTAGAAAATGTTCCATCAATATGTTTATCAATTGGTGCCAACAATTCATATCCTTGTATCTTTGCTTTATATTCATGATGGTCACCTAAGTACAAGTACTTATATCCTATTGACTTCAGCCAGGCCGGAACGTGGTGACTAAACCTCCAACCAATTCTTTTATTAGGTTCTTCGTAGTTCCATGCAAATTGCAAACTCACTCCAATTTTGTCGTTTGGATATAACAGAGTTTGCTCCCATGCAATTAATTTTCCATTTTCGTATAAACAGTTCCAATCATAAATGTTAATGTCATCTTGATAAAGTGGATACACACTTTTAAATTTTTTATATATGCAGTATGCATGAAACACTTCAGTTGCTTCTTGGAGTGTTGCT